CGCGGAACGCGCGACAAACAGATGGTCATGGTCGTAGAATCATGGCATCTACCCAGCAGCAAAGACAAAAAACACGACGGAAAACACATTATATCGACCGCAAACTGCACACTATTCGAAGAAGAGTGGAACAAAGACTACTTCCCGTTCGTATTCTTTCGTTGGAACGAGCGCCCAGTAGGCTTTTTTGGTCAAGGAATGTCCGAACAACTTCAAGGACTACAACTAGAAATTAACAAAATTCTACGTACTATCCAAGTATCAATGCACCTAACCAGCATCCCAAAAGTCTTTGTAGAAGCTAGCTCTAAAATTGTAACCGCCCACCTAAACAACAAAATAGGCGGAATCATCAAATATGCAGGCACAAAGCCCTCCTACGAATCCGTCTCCGCCATCCCACAAGACCTATTCATGCACCTAGACCGCCTATACAACCGCGCATACGAAATTGCAGGAGTAAGCCAACTAGCAGCGCAAAGCAAAAAACCCTCCGGTCTCGACAGCGGAAAAGCCTTGCGAGAATTTAACGACATCGAATCAGAACGCTTTATGTCTGTCGGACAGCGCTACGAAGAAGCCTTCATAAACGCTGCTGACATTATCATCGATTTAGCTCGAGATATCTACTCAGCCAATCCCAATTTTGCAGTAAAAGCCAAAGGCTCAAAATTTATCGAAACAATCAAGTGGGCAGACGTAGACATGGAAGACGATAAGTACATGATGCAAATCTTCCCAACTTCAGCCCTAGCCTCTACTCCAGCCGGTCGCTTGCAAGACGTCCAAGAACTACTACAAGCAGGCTTCATCTCAAAAGAGCAAGGTCTCAAGCTACTCGACTTTCCCGACCTGGAAGGCGCCTACAACATGGTAAATGCCGCATATGACGACATCGAAGCCATGATCGAGCGAATGGTCTCTAAAGGCAAATATCAGACTCCTGAGCCTTACCAAAACCTTGAGCTCGGCATTCAAATGTGTCAGCAAGCCTACCTGCACTACCGCTCCGTTTCGGCTCCAGATGACAAACTAGAGCTTCTCAGGATGTGGATGGAAGACGCCCAAGCCCTAATGAAAAAAGCACAAGAAGCATTACAACCGCCACCGCTTCCACCAGAAGCACTAGCAGCCCAGCAAGCTCCAGTAGATCCCGCCTTAATGCAACAAGGCTTAGCAGAACAAGCCCCTATCGCGGTCCCCGAGCAGCCCCCTACAACCGATTTACTACCAGTTACATAACGATTACATACTAATAGGCTTACAATAGCCGGGCATATGCCCAAACAAGCAATAAAGGAGTCCCAATGTCAGATCAAAACAGCTCAGCACCTGAAGTACTAAATGAGTACGTAAATAATCAGGAACTTAGCGACGCTTTTTCAGACAAAGCGCAAGATCAGCTAACCTCGAGTCAAATCGAAGCTGAACAAGCGTATGAAAATGAAGAAGAAATTAGCGAAACCGAAGAAGCAGCACAACCTGAAGAAGACAAATTCTCAGCAAAGTTTGCAGCTTTAAGTAGAAAAGAAAAAGCCATCAGGCAACGAGAATCACAACTCGAACAACGATATGCGGAACTAGAAAGCAAGCTAGCCGCCCTAGAAAAACCAGCAGCCCCACCCGCTCCCGAAGAAGAGCCACTTGACCAACTGCTACGTAGAAACCCAATGGAAGCCCTTAAAAAGTTCGGCTGGGACTACGACAAAATTACGCAAATGACGCTAGAAGACGGCAAACTACCAGCCGACATGCAACTCCAGCTCATGCGTGAAGAAATGGAAAGAAGCTACAACTCCAAACTCGAGCAACTAGAAAAACAACTCGAGGAAGACAGAACACAAAGAGAAAACGAAAAATACCAAAAAGTAGTAAATAAGTTTATGACCGAGCTCAACGAGTTCGTAGACGCAAATGGCGAAAATTATGAGTTCATCAAGGCTAACGATGCAACCGATCTTGTCTACGAAGTTATCGAAGAGCACTACGAGGAATCAGGTCGCATCCTCGACAAAAAAGAAGCAGCTGACCTAGTAGAGCAATATTTAGAAGAGGAATTTCGCCAGAAAATCGCTAAAACATCCAAAGCAAAGAAGTTTTTAGCTCCTCAACAAGAAACAGAGCCACAGTCCCCACAGCGACAGTCGTCACCTACCCTGTCCAACGCGCACTCTGCTACCGCGTCACCAAAAGCAGAACGAAGGTTATCTGAAGATGAATCACGGGCTAAGGCAGCGTCCTTACTCAAGTGGACAGAGTAATTGCAAAACAACGTTCTAAACAAAACAACTAACTGGAGACTTTAAAATGTCACTCGATCTAACATCATTCGCAGCTGCACTTAAGCAGCACTACACAAGTGACCGTGTTGAAAACATGGTTTACCGAGACAACCCACTTCTAGCTCTTATGCCTAAGTATGAGCAATTTGGTGGAGAAAACCTCAAACTTCCTATTAAGTACGGAATCCCTCAAGGGCGTTCAGCTACTTTCGCTACTGCTCAAGCAAACAAGACGAACACTCAGTTCAAAGCTTTCTTGCTTACCAGAAGCAAAGACTACTCTCTAGCTTCTATCGATAACGAAACTATCGAAGCTTCTAAAGGGAATGCCAATGCTTTTATGGAAGCCGCTACTACAGAAATCGACGGAGCTATTGAGTCCGTTACTCGCGCACTTGCCATCGATCTTTATGGATCTGGTTCTGGCTCACGCGGACAAGTTTCCGCTTCTGCTTCAGGTACTTCTATCCAGCTAAAAAGCGTAGAAGACGTTACTAACTTTGAAGTTGGTATGGAAATCGTTGTTTCTACTGCTGACGGTGGTGGAGCTCTTAAGTCTGGAAACGTAACTGTTGTCGGTGTTGACCGTGACAGCGGTATCCTTACTACCGATTCTCTTGCTGCTATCGATGGTGGTACAGGCGTTGTTGCTGATGACTTCATTTTTCAACAAGGCGATTATGACCTTAAAATCAAAGGTCTTCGTGCTTGGATCCCAAGTTCTGCCCCTACTTCTGGCGACAGCTTCTTTGGTGTTGACCGATCTGCTGACGCTACTCGACTTGGTGGAATCCGATATGACGGATCTGCACAACCAATCGAAGAAGCTCTTATTGACGCTGCTAGCCGCGTTGCCCGCGAAGGTGGACGACCTGACTACTGTATGATGAGCTACTCTAAGTTCTCTGAGCTCGAAAAAGCTCTTGGATCTAAAGTTCAGTACGTAGACGCTCACGTCAACGCTGAAATCGGTTTCCGAGGAATTATGATCAACGGACCACGCGGACCAATCCGATGTATCCCCGATCAAAACTGTCCTGCTGACCGTGCCTTCATGCTTTCTTTGACTCATTGGAAGTTGTACTCTCTTGGCAAATGTCCTAAGATCCTTGATTCTGACGGACTTAAAATGCTTCGTGAGTCTTCAGCTGACGCTGTTGAAGTACGAGTTGGATACTACGCACAACTTGGTTGTAGAGCTCCTGGCTTTAACGCTAGCATTTCTCTATAAACCCAAACCTCTGGGGGCTTTCGAGCCCTCATTGGTTTTTCAAGCTCCCCCAATAAAGGGCGAGACTAAAAGGAGCCTATAATGGCAAACCGAAGATTTCAAAGAGTTCAATCACTATCCAGAGAAGTTAAAATCCTTCACGCTAGAGTAGCCATCGGAGCTTCCGGCGCACCTACACTAGACAGCGACCTTTCAGTAGGCGTAGCTAGCGTAGTAAGAGATTCTGCTGGAGTATACGTTGTAACTCTCGACGACAAGTACAACAACCTTTTACACGTTAACGTAATGCAATTAGAAGCAACTGCCGAAGATCTTACTTTTCAAGTAGAATCAGAAGCCGTAGCAACTGCTAAAACCGTTCAAATTCAGTGTAAAGCAGCAGCAGTTGAAACAGATCCATCTGACGGATCGGTCTTACTACTTCGTTTAGAGCTTAAAAATACTAACGTTCCACGATAAGGAGATACCTCATGTTAATGAAGGATAACTCCCGAAAACGTGGCGCAGTAAGCCTAATCATCAAGAAGATGAAAGGCGGCGATCATTACGAGTCAATGAAGCAACGTAATGAAGCAGCCGTAGAAGGCTCTGACGACATAGCCCATACAGACGATTACAGCCAAGGCTTCAATGCCGCAGCGCAAGAGATGATCTCAGCTTTCCAAGCTGGCGATGCTCAAATGCTTAAAGGTGCTTTAATCTCTTTCTTGGATATGTACGAAAATCAAGAAGAAGTAGAAGAAGAAGACTACTAAAATCGGCGGGCAAGTCCCGCCTTTTTTAAAGGACAAACTGTGGCAAAATTAACCCTTTCCGAACTAAGACTCCGATCACGCCAACGCGCTGACATGGAATCTAGCGAGTTTGTAACGGATAGTGAATTTAACTATTACGTCAACTCCGCCCTCAGAGAGCTACACGATATTCTAGTACAATCGTACGGAGAAAACTACTACGTAAAAGCCGTAGAATTTACATCAGTGCCCCAACAACGCGACTACGCCCTATCAACTATCCTCCCG